GCATACTTGAACGATGCCTGTGCTGTAATCACTTCGTTCTCTCCCACTGTAGCATCAAAGTTAATTTGAGACAAGCTGTATGGGAACATGTATTGGAAATCTGCTATTAAATTTGGATTTAAATTTGACGTGTGAATAATTAATCTTGCTGAAGATAACTTTAATGGTGCCGTATCTTCAGACTGACCATTGATACGAATCCAATTAAAAATTTCAGCATAATTTTCCATGTCTTCATCAATAATAAAATTGACTTGAAGATCTCCATACGATACTCCACCACCACCAATGATGGGGAATGATCTCCACATGGTAGGAACTTCAGTTACAGGAACTGAGATATCAGGAAAATTAACAGATTGGCAAAAGAAATCAACACCAGGAAATATCTCTAGTTCTAATTGAAATCCTATTGGCGTTAAAAAATTTCTATTTTTAGGTTGTGTTTCTACCCAACTCATGATGCTTTTCCTATAAGTTTAAATGCTAACGTGAAACGATATGGTGGACCTGCCGGAGCACACGTAGTTGCTGTGTGTGGGATCCTAGAATCAAAGATTGCAAGTCTTCCCGGTTTCACTGTGATGGAATGGATAATCTCTGTTCCAGAGGAATCAAACAATAATGTTTGACCTCCCCAATTTGTTTGCCACTCCATATTTGCATAGTATAAAATTGTTTTGGGAATTAAATTTGAATTCCTCCCCATAAAATCAATGTGAATTTTATAATCATCAGTTTTTACCCCAAGATTAATATATGCAGATTGGATATTTGAATCCATTGAAACATATTCATCAATAATTTTTCTTCTTTGTCCAGTAAAAATTCCGGACATTTGTATGTCTTGATCGGACAATTCAGATATAAGTCTTTCGTGACTTAGATGTTGAATATCAGTATGACTACGATTTGCAATCATATATGGTCTATTGTAAAAACACATTGTATAAATTAGATTGATTTCATTGTGAGTGAAACAATCGTCTAATATGACAATATCACTATCGCCAAATGCTTCATCTTTATACGAAATTTTCTGTATCTTTGGAGTAATACTCATGCCAATAAGTCTCGTCAAAATCATAAAGTGGACATGGTTCCTCAAAAAGGATGTCCATCTTATATTTAGTTACCATTGAAAAGATCAAATTGAAATCCTTATCTTCCATATTCGTCAATAGCATCCAATGCCTTGTTCAAATACTTATGTGCTAATTCTTTGGGACTCATGTTCCAATTGTAAATATTTTCATTGTATAATTCATTTTTTAATTTTAAAAGAATATGTTTAAATTCTTGTTTATTCAATTCCCCTCTAGGCATTACTCTTAAGCAGACATACTTATGTATAAAAAAAGACCCCCCTTTCGGGAGGTCTGTGTGGTTATGTGAATAGACTCACATAAGGTTGGTGATGCGTACTCTTCTGTAGTACTGGTTGACACCTGCGGTGAGATCATCTTGATCGGGAACACCTGCTGACTTCTCAACGAATGGATTGCTGACCATGCCGTAGCGGGTCTTGAAGGCAATCTTAGGCTGGAAGGTGTTAGGATCAATAGATCTTAACTGCTGGAGAGGAACATATGGGCAATAGAACAGACCAGCATCATAAGGTGAGGTTCCCTTATAACCCATTACATAGTAATGAGTATCAGCAACGTTTGCAGAATAAGGATCAATGAAGACCTTAATGCGTCCGTTCATGGTTCCTACCATGAGGTTGCCGGTGTCATCTACGTCACCGATGGAAGGACCACCAGCTCCAGTGATGCCGCTGCTGTAATCAAGAACACCAGCCATTGCCATTGCGGAAGCAACGTCAGCTGAAGTGATCATGAAGTTACCCTTACCTCTACGTGTTTGCTGAGCAATGGCGTTAGCATCACGCTCCATTTGGAACATGAGACCCTTCCACTTCTCAACCGACCAACGACCATTGGAGTCAACGTCAAGGTCAAATACACCTCTGTTAGCAACGTTGTTCTGAGCACCAGGCTTAGCAACGGTGTAAACTGTTCTTACGATCTCGCGGTTGATCTCAGCAAGAATCTCGCTTGAGAGAAGGTTGGCAAGCTCGCCTTCAGCGTCAAGACCATGGATTGCTCTGAGGTCTTGTGCCAGTTCCAGAGTGTACTCAGCCTTGAGTGCTCTAGTCTTAGCGAATACGCTGGTCTTCTCAATGCTGAAGCTCATCTCGTTGAAGAGAGCAGATCCATTTGGATCACCGAGAGTTTCAGCAACGTCTCTACCAATACCACGAACGCCAGTTCCTGGGCTTGAAGCACCCTCGTAGTTGGTGTAGGTTACACCACCACCAGTTGCGTCATTCAGGAGACCTGGGTTAGCATCTGCGTTGGATGGATTAACTGTTCCGAGAGGATGAATGTTCTCGCCAGTGTTGTTAGCATAGTTGATATCATATGCACCAGGACCAGCAGAAGATGCAGAGAAGTTTGCATCAGGCTCGTTGTAGAGTGCTTCTGGACCACCACGAAGAGTTGAACCCTCTTCCTGATAGTGAGACTTCATTGCGAAGATAAGTCCGGTAGGACCGCTCATTGGTTGAACGCCACAGATGTCATATGCCATGAGGTTAGGCATTGCTCTGCGAACCAGACCAATAAGGATAGGATCGAATCCAGCAAGTCCACCAGTCTCTGGTGTACCAGCAAGACCGCCACCTGATAGGGCACCGCCCGAACCAGATAGAGCACCAACTGTGTTAGGTGCTTCTGAAAGCATACCGCGCTCCTCGCGGATCATTCTTTCTGTGTTTTCTAGTAGTTGAGCGGTAACTGAAAGCTTATGCTTATCTGCAATTTTAGTTGCAGCTTCGCTATTAAGAACAGGGGACCACTTTTCTACTAGAGCTCTTGGTGTTGAGTTCATTTTTAGCTCCTTGTGTTTTTAGAAAAGTTTGAACGTTAATTATGAATTCCAGGTATGAAGTGCTCTGGTATATGCTGCCATTGCTGGCGAGATATCTTCAGAGATTTCAACTGGATTTTCATCAACTGCAGTCTTTACGGACTCAGACTTAAAGTATGATTCCTTGATGGTTGTGAGTTTCTTGAGGTAATCCTGTTCGGATACAAACTCAACACCCTCAGCAAGAGCTGCTAGTTTTTCTTTCTGAGTATCAGCTAGACCTTCTGAAACTTGGTTCAGAATTACAACGCCTTTAACTTCAGAGAGTTGCTTACTAATTTCAATATTGCTCTTAACCTGTTCGTTAAGGCGATCTTCCATTTCACGAATAGTTTCAGCCATTCCTTCAACGACATCAATTTTGTCGTCAGGAATATTGACGTGGTTTGAACTGAGTACATTTAGGAAACCATTAATGAGTTCCTCATTTAGTTCGTTCTTGATACCACGATCAATGGCCACTTGGTTTTCTTCTAACCAGCGGTTGATTGCGTAGTTCACTGTGCCGTCTACTTCTTCACTAATTGCTGCTTTAGCAGATTCTACTTGTGCTGAAAGTTGAGCGGCAAAGTGCTCTACAAGCTTGTCGTACTCTTCAGAGATCTTTGCTTTCACTGCTGCTTCAAAGATTGTTGCTACTTTCTCTTTGAATTCTTCGGAAAGATCTAGACCTTCTGTGAGTGCTTTTACGTCGTCAGATACATCAAACGATTCAAACGATGGTTTGATGGGATATGTAACTGCTGCCCCAGTTGATGTTCCATACGCAACCTGAACACCAACGGTAGGTGCTGGATCAGGATGATGATTAGGATGACGCTGCTGTGGATCACCAGTAATTGGTGAAATTGGAGCAGCTGCTTTAGCACCAGGATTTTCCTCACCATCTTCATTATTAGAATGAAGAGGAGCGGATGTACTACCACCTAAATCTGTAGGTGACTTCTGACCAGGAGCAACTCCAGGAGCTACCGTTGGAGCAGGTTCTTTTGCTGGTGTATTGCGCTGCTGGGGATCACCCGAAACAGCTGTGGGGTCTGAACCAGAACCAGGAATTACATCCGCTTTGACTGTAGGAGCAGGCTCCGCAGTCATAGTTGAAACAAATCTCTCAAACGCACGGACAATGTTTTCTTCCAATGCGTGTTTTGCGGAGTTATCAATGCTGTTTTTGAGGGACGAAATTTGACGTTCTCTCAAGATTCCACCTTCCCATACCCACTCCTTTCCTTCCATAATTCCATTCACAAATGCGTCTGGAGCAGAGGGATCTGCTACAATGTCAGCAGCAGTGGCGAGCATAAAATCATCACGAACATAGTTAGCACCATTCTTTTCTTCAAGAGATCCCATACCTCTAGAAGATACTCCAAGTCTAACTCCTTCATCTAGGAGAGACTTAGCAATCTTGCCCATAGGAGTATCAAGTACTCTTGCTTTTCCAATGAAGTTTGTTCCTTCTTTTCTAAGCGATGTGATCTTGTGTGATACTCTATCTAGATTGACTGTGGGACCATCTGGATGACCCAACTCACCGAGAGCTCTACCAGAAATAACATACTCTTCATTGTAACGATTTACTTCCTTTTCAAGAATTTCTAACGGATAAATTCTTCCGTTACGATTCTTAATTTCGGATTGCAAAAATACCCCTTCAATGTAGAGATTCTTTTTACCGCCAGATTCTTCAACTAGAACCTGAACAGATTCAAAATTTCCCTCGGTGATTAGTTTCATTCTTCTGATCCCTGTTCCTCTGTAGATGTTTTATCCATAATCTCATCATATAAAGTATTAGCAAGAACTTCCTTGTATGCATCTAATGCCTCAGAAGACTTGGCAGTTAATACATCATGGATAAGATCAATTGCATTTGACCTGTTACCCAAGGCAACATTATCCACTGCTTTTGAAATTGATTGTAATGTTTCAGACATAATTATGAATTAACAATATTATTTATTTAGACGAAGAAGAAGGTTTGGGTTTAGGCGCAGCCTTCATTTTCTGAATTTCTCTCTTGTGATCTGCATCTGCTGCTTCTTGATCTCTCAAGTGTTGGTCTTCAGCATTTTGAGCATCCATCTCTGGAGCAAATGCTTGGTTCTGACGATCCATCATGTCAAATGTATTGACATCTGTTGGATCCATAACTAGACCAAGACCAATTTCTGCATTCATTTGCTTATCAATTTCCTTATATTCTTTCTCACTTTGCATGAGAACTTTCTTACGAACCCACTCAATGGAAACATATTTACCGACAAACATATCAAATTGTGTGGCAATTTGAATTCTCTGTAAATTTAATTCTGCTTCCTTGAGTTCGTTAAAATGATTATCAAAGAGGAAATCGTATTGGATATGTTCCTTCATATCCTCCCAATCTTCTGGAGTAATAACTCTCTTAAGAATGAGTTGAGTCTTCAGAACATCGTTGAAGATCTCTGTAAATCTTTTGCGGAGACGACCGATGAACTTAGTAAACTTAAGTTCATCCCTGAGAACCTCTGTGGTCTTACCAAGATTAAACCCTTTGTTGTCATCCGTAAGGCGGGAAGGTGGTAGGTTGAGTGAGTTGTAAAGTTTCTTTTTGAAATACTCAAGATCCTTGAGTTCACCAAGATTCTGACCGCCTGGTAATACAGAGATCTCAGTTCCTCTACCACCTTCACGGCGAGGAAGCCAGAAGTCTTCGAGCATTGACATATGCTTTTTGTCATCACGAATCTCTCCTGTGTTGGCATCATATACAAGTTTGTTGCGATAGCGAGCCATAACATCGCGGAGATATTGCTCTGCTTTTACCTTAGGAAGATTACCTACATCAATGTAAAAGATTCTTCTTTCTGGTGCGCGTGATAAACGATAGATAACAATTGCGTCCTCAATCATTCTCAGTTGATTGTGAACTTTAATTGCTTTATGAAGGAAACTAAGAGTCATCTTCTTAGTCATATCTTGGAGTCCAGATCCACAATAGGTAATTGCGTCTGAAGCAATACGAACTCCCTGAGTAATTCCGTAGTCCGATACTCCACTTACTGCAGGGAGGTTTCCGCCAAATCCCCTAGGATTGTAAACATAATAATCAATATACTCTCCCCAATCATACTCTAAAGCAGTTCCTTTGAGTTGATGTTCTTCTGCTGAATCTTTGCCAATTTTTTGTCTTACTTTTTTAATTTTAAGAGGATCAATCTGTCTCAGTTCTGTGATTCCCTTATTTGGATTAGCAAGATCAATTACTTTGTGATAATATAAACGACCATCAATATACCATTGGCGAATAATATTGTGTGCGTTTAGATCAAAATCTAACATCTTTAAGATATAATCAAATTCGTCTCTAATTTTTTTCTTAAGACCTGCACCAACATTTAAGTTAGATAATTCAATTTCTACAGGAGCATCGTTAGCATCCGTAACCAAAAATTCATTTACGATCTCATCTACAGCAGAATCAATCTCTGGATGAAGCGCCATTGAACGATAACGCTTAATGAGTTCAAACTCATTCCTTGCGTTGCCTCCTTCCACATCAACATAAGTGCCGAAGTACCCACCGGCAACTGTAGTGATATCTTCATTAGAAGTGGGCGGAACAGGAGATTGCCCTGCCTGATCCGCCCTTTTATTAATGAGAAATCCAAATAGTTTACTCATAACATAAGGTCTATAACTGTGCTATAGACTATTTATAGACCTTAGATTTGAGCGCCTGACTCAGCAATACCCTTAGCACCACCTCTGGATGCAGTTGCTGTCCAGTAGGAATACTGGAACTCAACTGTGAATTCCTCAATTTGATCATTGCTATCATAAGCAAGATCGATCTGAGAAACAGAAGTTGGGAATGCATACTTGAGGTTATAACCTCTGATGATTTGTTTGTTTGTATTTGGAGTTGTATCGTCTTGCTCTTGTGCTCTTTCAAGTTGGTTTACAATGATGTCAACGGAATAAGATCCTGTTCCACCAGTTGTTCCTAGGTTAGGAAGATCTGCACCATTGAGGTTGTGGTTGTTCATGGCATTTAACCATGACTCAAACCATCCTCTTGTGTTCATGTTCTTATCGTTGAAGAACGTTGCGGACCATGTATCAAATGTTCTGTCTCCAGCAATCTTGATTGTTCTTCCACGGAATGGAACTTCGATAACGCCAAGACTTGAACCAGGCAGAGCGGCAGACTTACAAAGAAGGTTTGCCAGCTCATCTCCCTGGTTGCCAGGACCAATCCCTGTTGGGAAAGGAATCTGGACACTGAACATGTTGGGCTTAACGCCCTGACCAATTTGAGTAATAAATCTACTAATTGATGCCATTTGTTTTTACCTCTTTTCTTTGTTGTTTAAAATCAGGTTCCAGTAATTTCCTGGAAGGAAACGCCAGTTCTTGTGGCGGTCAGTGTGATTGTAATGAAGTTAATTGAGCGTGTTGGTTGCAGATAAATGTCAGCAACAAACTCGTTACGATCAATAACACTTGGAGTATTATTTGAATCGTCGCAAACAACAATGAAATCTGTGAGACCTCTATCTGCTCTGATTTCAGAGAGATAGGAACTTACAGCACTAGAGAAACCAGATCTTGTGATCGAGTCATTCTGACTAAACAGAACTCCCTGAGCAAGAGTATCAACTCGCCTTTCGATATTCAGGAACAGACGACGAACGTTAATTCTGTCGAATGCTGATGGTGAAGATAGAGCGGTCTTATCACCAAATAGTGTAATGCCGCTACCACGCAGAGAAACAATTGGATTGATTCTTTCGGAATACAGATCGTCTCTATCTGCCTGCGATGGATTGTATGCTAATTTAATAGCATTTCTGAGTGAACCTCTACTTAAACCTGCTGGTGAATACCAGTCAGCAAGTTGTGCAGATGTAGCTACACAAAGACCAGCAACATCACCATTGCAAGGAACATAACGATATACATCGTTGAAACGATCATAGAGATACTTATATCCGCTATCAAATACAGCGTATGATGTTGAAGGTAAATTCTGGAAGAAGTTCAGAATATTTGTTTTTTGTGCTCCTACTGCAAGTGGAACATCTCCAGCACCAAGTTGATTTCCTTTGTGTGAAGAAACAAAAGCAACACAATCTTTTCTTTCTGTTGCGATACTTACAGCAGTTTGTGCTTTTGCAAGTGTGTCATTTTCGTCTGCTTTTGAACCACCCATGAGAATAAAATCAATATCAGTAGCATCATAACTTCTGAAGATTTCTAGAGCATCATTTGAATACTCGTAACCATCGTCATCTCCACCTGTTAAGGAAAGAACTTCAGATCCAATAATTGCTAAAGCACCAGCCGCAACTGATTCAACATTATCATCAGATCCGTCTGTCCAATCTGTTCCGCTATTGGTAACAATTGTAAATGGATTTTCAGCAAGTTGAATATTTGGCGAACCTTGATTGATAGATGTTCTGTAGTATGTGTTAAGTCCTTCTGGAGACTTACCACCCTGTAGTTTCGACAGATACTGGAATGTCTCTAAAACAACACCAGTGGATTTGGAAATAACAGCAACGTGGAACTCATCTCCACTAAATCCAAGATCAGCACCTTGAGCTGATGTTCCTGGACGAGGACCAATAGAATTTAATTTAATAGAGAAAGAACCCACTTGAACGCTTGAAGTTCTGTACCAGTCTTCTACCGATACTACGTTAATTGTATCGTTAACCACTGTCTGAATTGTTACTGTGACATCATTTGCAGGACTAGCAGTTCCCACTCCAAATTCTGTTCCTGGAATTACAATTGTGTTTCCTGTTGAATAACCAGATCCGCCAGTAACTGAAGTAAGTGTTACTACTCCGCCATCAGTTCCTGGACCTGCCCCATCAGCATCGGCAACAACTAGAACAACAGTTGCTCCTTTTACCGGATCAACGTAAGTGTATGTTCCTGGATCTCGCTCTGCTTGAGCACCACCACCAGCAGTAATTGTTCCTGTGGCAGCAACTCCGGTGTCTGGAATATCAACATCATCTCCAGCAACAATTGTGCTTCCAACAATATATCCAGTGTTAGTAGCAGAATTGTAGTTATAAAGTTTTGCTGTCTTTCCGCCAACAAAATTTAATGTAGTTCCATTAGTTGTAACTGCTGGATCTGATGCCAATACAATTTTCTGGTCAAAACCTCTGTCTACTGCAACAACAGCAAGATCATTACCCCATGAACCTTCGTTTGCCGCAGAAACTTCAGATCCAGCAGATTCTGCAACTTCAGCATTTGCACCAATTGCTCTTGATACAACTAGGCGACCACCATAGTTAAGAAATTCTGAAGCTACAAACCAATCTTCAGCATTTCCATCTACTGGTCCACCGAATGTATCGAGGAGTTCTTTCTGTGAGTTAATTGCTACTGGGGTTTCAACTGGACCCTTTTGGAAAGCGCCCGCATATGCTGCTCTGAGTGCCTGCGAGTTTACAATAGTTGTGTTTGTAAGATCGCGCTCTCTAATAATTACTCCAGGCGAGACTTGACTAGCCATGTGATTCTCTCCGTGACATCCAAATTTAATCTAGAATTATTTATTAAAATCAATAGTTCCACATGTATGATACTTCTTCCTGTGATTGTCCATACCAAACTGAATCATCACTAATGAAAGTATCGTCTCCTAGACCATCATCTATAAATCCAAATGGTGCCATGTCTTGCTCAATCTGATCCTTTTGGTCCTCGTAAATTCTTCTACGAATATCTTGATCAGTCATCTCTTTGAAATAATCCTGCATGACCAACCAGGCAAACAAGACCATACACATTACTAAGTCATCGTGATAACCCTCATCTGCTTCAAATGATTGTTTCTTTTGAATAAATGTTGTTAATTCTGATAGGATATCATAATCATTAAAAATTAATTTGTCCTCTTCAATAATTGCTTTAAGATTAGCACAACCAATTTTCTTAACTGTCACACTCATCTTGACACCAAGTTGAGTTTTATTTCCGGAGAATCCCTGCCCAACTATCTGACCAGCACGACCACGCATCGCACACATCAAGACATTAGGATACTCAAGATCATAATTTAATGTAGAAGCAATACTATCACCAATATCATTCACCTCACATAAAATGTAAGGCATATTATATTCTTTGGCAACTTGAAAAATTACACTAGGAAATAGAACTGGTTTGATAGTATTGTTTCTATACTTGGCAACAATACGATAAGGTAATGTTGTGATATCATATACAATGAATGCCGAGTAGTCTCCGCCAACTCCTCTAGCAACGTCAATTGTTATAATATATTCATGATTTTCAATTGCCTTCTCATATACATCTAATCCAGCATTTGATTTAATTGGATCAACAAATGTAAGATTTTGAAGTTTGGATGCTGAGATTAAAGTATCAACCGAACCTAAGAAGTTACATTCAAATTCCTGAGTAAACTGACGCTCAGATGTGTTGGCAATTGTTATTGCTTTCCAGTCAGCATCTCTACCAGGAACCTGAGACCAATGAACTTCATTAAACACATATCCATTCTTTCCATTCACAGCATTCATCCACATCTTGTAGAAGTGGTTCATACCATAAGGAGTAGAGATAATAATAACCTTTGTTGATTTACCAGATGTAATTGTAGGATACACAGAGGCAAAGAATTCTTCCGCGATGTGGTTTGGCACGAAAGCAAATTCGTCCAAAAAGAGTATGTTAAACGACATACCCCGGACAGCAGAAGCAGATGTAGAAGCG